GTCTTGTTCATAGTTGGTTGGCTGCGATCTGCTGAAGGCAGCCGTTAGCCCGTGGAACAAAATCACCTGCCGCGATGATGAACGGATCGCGGCCTCCTATAGACGGGGTATACGTCAGCCAGAACCCAAACCCCGCTTGCGAGCCACCGAGCCGCATATGCCGATGCGTCCGCCTCGGTGTCAAAAAATGTCCTGGCGTGCGCTGTGTCGCACGCCCAGCCAACTTGTTTCAAGCCATCGGGAGGCTTGCTCGCCTGCTGGCAAGTCGCTGCGTCAAACGTCACGCCAGAGGCTTGAACGTCTGCCGTGAACGAGAAATCCATCATGTTGGCCCTCCCATGAAAATCACGTCGATCTTCTTGATAGCGTAGGTGAAGGCGCTGAAGTAGACGCTCCACCAAAGCAGTCGGTATTCCCATCCGGGGATCGTGACCGGCTTGGGGCTAACAAAGCCTTGCAGCCGACTTGCGTCAACGTCTTGTTTCATGGTCAGTCCTTTAACCCAAGGTGTTAAAGGCAGGCTCGGAGAAAAGCGGAAACGGTGTTGGCATCCAAAGCGAAGTAACCGCGACCTGCACTACCGAGCCTTTGCACCTTGTAGCATCTATTCGATCTTGTGTCTAGCACGAATTCTGCGGAGCCACTCCCGGAACTTCTTGTCGCCAGGATACCCGATGAGCTTTTCTTGCGGCTCCTCATCCTTCATGACGACGAACGTGGGCGTCGCCGATACGTTCAGTTCCTTCGCGAGTTCCCGCTTGTCCTCGATGTCGACGATGACGACCCTGACGCCCTCCATTTCGGGGGTGTAGGTGTCCTTAAACCGCTCGCACGGCGGGCACGACGCAGACACGAAAACAAGAACAAAGATGGGGTCCATCCCTTTATCGTAGCCCTCCTGGCTACCCTCCAGAAAGTCGTCTCTCGATCTCCCTATTCACGTACCACGCGGCCTTCTTCAAGTCCTCGATCTCGTCTCCCTTGAGCCCGCATCGCCACAGATACTTGATCGCGTTTCCGACGTTGAAGTTGAAGTGCTCGACAATGTCGATCGCTTCGACGCCGCTTGGGTGCGAGTTGTAGTGTTTGGGGTGGTCGACGGCGTTTGCGGCGGTCTCGGATGAGTTCGAGGCACATTGCTGCAAGCGTTCCTGCTGTTCCTGTGTAGGCTCCCTGAAATCTTCTGGCGGCACGGATAATCTCCTGGATTCTTTCCTCGGTCATTTCTTGAAACTCTTCAGCAACTTCCGAAACTCTTTCTCGTCGGCCCGCCCAACGCGCCTATATCGCTCTGTTGTTATTTCGGCGTCCGCCGACGAATGCAAGCGACCTAGCCACGACGGTCATAGTGCTTCGGGTCCTTTCCGGCATGCCTGGCGATGATCTCGGGCACGAGCTTCGACATGGCGTCGATCGTCTCGCGGTACCCGCCCGGGTACTGCCTGTCGTCTATGAGCTTCCCTGCGGCCTGGGCATCCACGATGATCGCAAGGCACGCGAGGGCAGAGCCAAGATGGGGGACGCCTTCCTCGTCGACGTCCTCGCCCTCGAACCAGGCGGCGAGGTGCCTGGAGCACGCATCGAAGTAGATCGAGGCTCTCACGCCAATCTCCCTCCAGTTCGAGCGGCCGTACTTCTCTTTGCCGTTCAGGAGGGCGATCGCCCCGGTGACCGTCGCGGTCTGGGGCCACAAGTGCATCGGCAGCTTGGCCGATCCGATGATGTCTTTTGGATTCATGCCGGGCATTATTGCAAGTCGATTCTCGAAATCAAGGCCCAATTCATTCGAGGGTGATCTCGACCGTCGGCGACGAGCACCTTCTCGTTTGGTCCCACGATTCACTCGACAAGATGTACGCCCCGGCAGTGAACGTGTCCCCGACCTCGGGGGCTTCGGAAATGAACTTCGACGTCCTGTATGCCTCCCATCCTTCCCCTGGACTGTCTTCTGTTTCTGATGCAGTTCCAACAAGGCCAAGGCAGTCTATCTTCCCGGAGTGGGGGGTGGCAGTCTCGGAAAGCGAAAACAATACGTAGCGACCGGCGTTAGTGACGGAAACGCTAGACGGAACTCCTCCCGTCGAGTAGAGCGTGGCAGTGGCTGTTGTTATTGTGCTCCCAAGTTCGCAGGAGATCGTAACCGGAGTCTCGTCTTCAAACCCGTTCTCCTCAACAGAATCAATGTTAATTGAGGCGACTGACCACGTGTCGTCGCCGTTGCTTATCTTTACTAAAGAAAGAGTAGCCGCTGGCGTAACCACTTTGGGGTCAAGGTATCCATTTGCCTCCACTGCAGGCATTTCTGATGCGCAATAAGACCCAGGCACCTCGACGGTCACGTGATCTGGGACGCCGTCGATGGAGTGAAGGGTTGCTTCTGCAGAAACAAGCATCTCGCCAAAATAAACAATAAAAGCGACCGGGGTCTCTGGGGGAAACTCTGTGTTGTAGTATGCGTCAACTGAAACTGAATCAACGCTCCATTTTCCCAAAGGGCCCTCCGAGAGACTGGCGGTCAAATCCACATATCCCACTTGGGCAGCAACAACTGGCTCGACATATTTTGAATACTCGCCGGGCTCGTCGATCGTGACGCTCGTGGGGATTCCGTTCGTAGAGTTGAGCGTGGCCGTCGCCTCAGTGATTACATCTCCGTATGCGCAGTAAAAAGTTATAGGCATTTCGTCATCGAAGTGCCCCTCTCCTTCGTCGACAGAAATCAGGGAGACCTGATCTATAGCCCACAAGCATTCAGGCAGTTCTGTTACTAGCACTGCCAATGTTACCGATCTATTTATAGAAACATCACCTGGCTCTACCGACGCCGTTAACGTCGGCTCTCCATAAATTCGCTCAACAACATAATCGCTCACGCCAATACATCGAGGCTTTCCGGCGAAGCTGTGGGATAAAGAATACTGTTCGAATAAAGTCACACTCGCCAGAGTCGCGCCTGCGAGAATTCGGCCTCCGTCTCCGTAAACGGTTGCCGTCTCCGCGACACCGTTAACGACCTGCACATACATTATGGGCAAATAACAACCTTTTGGCATGTGTCCTTTTTCTAAAAATAAAACTTCAATTTCATAGTTGCCGTCTGGCATGTTTGTGGAGCCCCCAGAAACAACACTCACCGAAGAAATTCTATATTTCCTCCCGGAGTAAACAGAAAAGTTGAACTCAAGCTCAGGCTTAATAGAAAATCCGTATACCGAATAACCTTCATAAGCGATATCTGGAACCTGGTCAGTGATAGTTATGTCAACAATAAAATAATCACCTTCAAGCAAGACCATTGAAGGATGATAAAAGACGTTCCAGTTTTGAATTCTAAAAGACGTAGTCTGCCGGTCGATCAAAAGGTTGTCGCCGGCATTATCAATAGAGATGTCCGTAATTCTCCAAAACGGCATTCCGACTGCGTCGACGTGTTGCTCGTATGTTGGCGTGAAAGTCGGGGGAGTGGAGTTGGTTAATTCTGTGCCAAAATCATTTGAATACAACAAACTCGGTGGGCTGATTCTGTGAAACGCACGCTTCAAGAAAAGCGTCGTGAAGTATCTTGGCAAGTTGCTTCGCGACCCAAAAGACCAATTTCGCGATGCCAGCACTGCAATGCCTTCGTTTGGAAAAATATAAATCTGATGCTGATAAAGCTCCTCAGCAGTGTAACCTGATGCCAGCGAACTGTAACTCGGAGTAGTCACCGAAACGCCGCCGCTTTGATATATCTGCGTTCCCCAGGAGACTCCTTCTTCTATCGTCGCCCGGTTGGGGGGCTCTCCGGGATGAAGTTTTGGGTACGTTCCAGTTGGAAAAAAACCAACAGATGGGATGTACGGGCTCATGTAGTCGGTGCAAACGTCTCCGTAGACCTCGATGTAGTCCGAATCCCATTCGGCGTACGCCTTAAGGGATGCGTTGCCGTCTACGGTAATGACGGGAATGTCTGAGTAGTACGTGTTTGAACTGAATTGGTACGCCCTAAGGCAACCCGGAGCGAACGTCAGGTCGATGTCTGGGAGAACGGCACTGCCGTCGTCGACATGCGGCGTGATTTCTATCGTAGGCCAGCTTTTGTCGTTAGACGGGTCGCTGTAATGTCTTGTGTTGTAGTATTTCCCGGTGTCAGCGAACAAGAGCGAGTCAACGCCGCCGACTATGTTTACCGTCGCGATTGCGTCGGACGCTGGCCAGTTTCCAGGAGTCTTGTCGACCCTTACGGTCGACACGGGTGCGCCGTCGATGACGTTTTCAGAGCTTCCCGGAGAAGCCGAGAAGCTCGCAACTTTATATCGCTGCACGCCCCGGTCGTCGATATAATCTGGCTCCATTTCGGCGGTCGCAGTGCCTATGGTCGGAGATATAGAAACCGTCGGCGGATTTCTGTATCCACCGCCAGGGCTTGTAACTTCGATACTTTCCAGAGTGCCCCTGATGTTATTTGTCGTGACGTACCCGACAGCGTCTCTGGCAGGATTCAGTGCCGAGTGCTTTGCGGAGTCGTTTCTCGTGAACGTAACCGAGATGGGGTCAGGAAGCGGGTAGCTGATCCTACTGTTCACAGAAGTGATGGTCACATACTTTACCTTGTATCGCTGAACGCCCTGCGAGTCGACGTAATCATTTTCCATGACGGCCGTGCCGGCAAACGCAGGCGAAAACCCGCCGACGGTCACGGATGGAGGATTGATGTACCCGGCTCCCGGGTCATAGATATTGACCGCATACGCCTCCGCTGACTTTGGCGTCACTCTTATTGTGCCAGTCGCGTCGCTCCACGGATTGTCCGGCTCTTCGGTAGGCGTGAACGTAACCTTGGAGCCGTACGGAATTCCGGAGCCTGGGTCGTCAACTGACACCGAGCCGACCCGGTACCTTTGCCTCGATTGGTCATCAATGTATGTGTCCTCCATTGTGACGGTGAGTTCCGGTGGATCATCTATACCATTGACGGTGGCTGTTAGGGCAGAAAGGTATCCTTGGCCCTTACTTGAGACAGTTACAGAGGTCGCGGTTCCTGATATGTTTGCTGTCGCTACGGCGTGCCTGCCTTCGTAGTCGTAATACCCAAAAAAAATGGCGCCGTCGACAAAAGAGACCGTCGGCGGTTTCGTGAACCCAGAGCCGGGAGAGTTGACTTGATACGACTGGACGTGCGACTCGACAGCGACGTCAATGACGAGCGGTCCGCTTCCGAGAGTGGCGTATCCGCTTGTAACTACGTCGCCATTTGAGCCCAGTATCCTCCAAACCGGTTGGGATGTGTATCCAGAGCCACCGGAAGTCAACTGAAGTTCGTCAACGTAAACACTAGAATTGCTTGGGTCGGCTATCAGTGTCTGAGTTATCGCCGTGACGTTTGCGGCGGCGCCAGAACCACCGCCTCCCGTAAAATCGACCGTCATTGGCGCATTGGCAGCGTCAACGCCAGTGTAAGCGCGGATTTTGTTAAGCGTCCCAACCCACATCACAGAGTCTTCTGGCGCGTAGTCTCCAGTGATTGAGACCTCGGGGGGCTCTGTGTACCCTGACCCGCAATCTTCGGTGTACAGAAACACCCTGCGATACGGGTAATAGAGCGGACGGCCGTTCTGAACTAGCGTCGTGCTTGCAGGAGACTGCGTATACGTCTCTGCGTCGTACGTCCAGCTTCCGTCGATGACGACGCCTGGCGTGCAAGGAAAAGAAACCTTCGATTTGATCTTCTTTGGCAGTTCAGTCGTCTTGCAAACACTGCAAAGTCGCATCAGCAGCACTCGCACATTCTGGAAATGAGATACCACCCGCCGTTAAACAATGCGATTGAGACCACGTCGCCGGCGTCGACATCGACCATCTTGTTAACGACTTCTATTCTTTTTTCGCCAGCCACCTCCAGGAGATGATCGCCTTCAAGGATATCTACGTAACCAAGTGAGTTTTTTGGCCAAACTGATACAGAAAATCCAAACAAGACCGAGCCGCCGGGGACTGCCCTTGGGAGCGATGAAACCCGCATGTCCCTCTTGTATTTTTCGGTAAACTCCACGGAGGCATTAATCCGGGAAGCGTCATTTTCTTGGAACTTTCCAGCACGGGTTCCGTTTTTTTGTTTCATTATGGAATGTAGTTGTACGGATAGCCAGATGGAACGAGAGTTGGAATTTGCTCAAAAACACCCATGAACGGCATTGTGGGATATATTCGAAAAGTAAGCATGTCTGGCGCAATGCCCGGGGCTTTTGCAACGCCATACGACAATGCCGCCGGCTCGCTCACTCGTTCGAGGTTGCTATCCTTAATTGCTTGTCTTGTTCCGCCTATCCTGGCCATTACAGATGAGTCCCAGCTTCCTCCAACAATCTCGTTAAACCCAACATCCCATGTCTGAAGGTCCCATCCGGTCCCTTTGTATGCGATCTGAATTGATGTTTCAAAGTAGAATGTTTTTGTTGGAGGAAGGCTTGGGTTAATGAGATTCGGAACCATTTCAAATTTGCGAGTGGCCTGAATTGATTGGCATTTCCAAGTTTTTGGGGCGCCCCCGCTCCATGTGTCTGAATTAATTGCGCCCACGTACTGCTGGGCTCGCGCGTAGTCGAATGGCGGCTTCTGGTTGTATTGAACAGAAACAGAGAATTCGCCTTCGTCGCGACTTAGGCCTCCGAGTGGGTCCCCTGCAGTGTTGTGGATAATGGTTTTGCTTTGGTTGTCGCCTGCGTTTGTGTAGTACCAGAACGCCGGCGCCGATGTAAGTGAGCCGGAGAACGAGAACTGCGATGGGCGAAACCACGGAATGACCTCGCTCTCGTCGAGGAACTTGTAGGTCAGCGTGACCTTGTAGTGAAACGCCGAGTCTCCTTCCTGGGCAACATTGATGTCAACAACAAAGGCGTCGGGGTCATCTGGGTACGGTGACCGCAACGGGCATTGTACTGCCTTTGCAATCTCGTGATGAGGAGTGTTGGCAAACTTCGTTCGAACAAGCCATACGCGAATGTACGTCGGCGGGCCCGTGAGGTCTGCCGTAGCCGAACGGCCGCGAAACAATTCTCTCGCGTCGCGAATGTATGCGGTGTTATCCCAGTTCTTAATTTGATAAGGGTTAAGTGGTTCTGGAAATGCCATTCTGATTACCTTGACAACTGGAACACAACTTCTCTTGCGTCTGGGTCTTTTTCGGCCTCGGCCATAAGCTCCGTTGCTCTTGCGATTCTCAACTGTGCCTTAAGGCTTGGATTGTCTTGGCCCTGGAGAATCCTGAAGAAGGTATCAACCCCAGCCTGGCTGCGGACGTCTGCGGCGCCGATCTGCTGTCGGCTTGCTCCGCCGTCGATGCCTGCGCCCTTCGCGGCGTCCTCGAATTCGGCCTGGACGGCGAGCTTTCTTTTTGCGAATTCTTCATCGGTAAGCTGGCCCGAGCCCCTGAGTGCTTCAAGTTTGTCGAGGTCCTCTCGCATCTTCTCGACGGGAGACTTGCCCGCGCCGCCGGGTGCCATTGAATCGTTCAGGTTCTTTATTGCAGAAGCGTACTTATCTGGGTCATTGGCGCCGTCTTTACCAAATGCGTTTTCGATCTCCTGGCGACGGCGGGCGTATTCGTCCGTGAACTGTCCGATGGTTGGGGCGGCACCGAGTGCTTCGTCTCTCTTTCGGATCGCGTTGGCTTCGGCGCGAGCGCCTTCCGCCGCCGTTATTCCGGCGTTCTCTGGCCCAAGCGCCACGGCTTCGGCGATCTTTTTGCGGGTTTCTTCAAGCTCCTGCGTTGGGTCCTTTGTAATCCCAAGAGAAGACAGCAGACCCTCGCGGACCTCTTTTGCTGCCCGATTGAGTTGGTCGAGGCCCTCCTTGTTTCCGGCTAGGCTCTTCCTCATTTCTTCAAGGTTTTGCCCCGCGAGACCGAACTTGTCTGCGATGTCGGCGATCTTTGCCGACGCTTGCTCTGCTGGGGTCTTAACAATGCCGAGCGAAGACTCAAATTCCTCTGCCATCTTGCGAAGAGCTTCTCCGCCTGCGGTCGCATCAACGGCACCGCTCGCGATGCCGGCGCGGATTCTGTCCTCCTGCTCTTTCCTTTGGTCGAAAGAAGACTGTCCAACAATGCTTTCCTGGAGCGACTTCCTTGCAGAGGCTTTTTCTGCAGCAGTTAGCGAAGACTCCTGAATCTTCTTGAGTCGCTCCTGGTCGAGCGTTGTCTGCGGGGTCTCGACGCCGAATTCGGACAGGTACTCTCGGCGAGCCTTCACCTGCTCTTCTGCGGCGCGGGCTGGGTCGATGATTCCCTGCCGCTTTGCCTCGGCAATGTCTCGGCTTCTCTCGACGAGCTTCTCTTCGGCTGTTTTGCCGAAGAGCTTCTCTTTCTGCTGCTGGCGAAGGAGCTTCTCGCCCTGTGACTTCTCTTCATCGGTAAGCTCGATGTTCTCGCGGAGCTTCTTGAGGTTCTCTTCAAGTAGCTGTCCAGGAGACTTAAATGCGTCCTCAAGCTGCTTCCGGATGTCGTCGGCGAAGCTCATATCGATCTTGAGCTTCATTTCCTTCTTGTCGAACTCTTTTTGAGCATTATCTGCGGCGAGCGCTGCCTGCTCTTGGGCAGACGTTCCGTCTAGCGCTCGCTTCGTGCGGTTGTACTCCTCTTCGCTGATCTCTTTGTTGTCGAATGCCTGTTGGTTCTTCTTCTTCTTGGCGTCAAGCTCCTGCTGGAAGCCGCCGCTGGCGAGCTTCTTTTTGATGTCGTCGAGCGCGTCTTTGTACTGCTCTGCGTATTCAGCGGCTCTCGCCTTGACTTCGGACGATCGCGGGAAGAGCTTATCTCCGATTTGGACGTCGTCGCCGATCTTTCGGACAGTGGCGTCGACGGCCTTCGCTGCGGAGTTGAGTTCATCAAATGCCTTGATATTCTTTTTGATAGTTTCTTCTGGACTTCCCGCCTCAATGGCGTCAAGGGCACTCGAAAGTCCGTTTCTGATCTCTTCTGACTGACTCGCAAACTCTTCTGCAGAAACCCCGCCATTCGCCAGCTTTCTTTGAAGCTCAGAGAATTTTTCGGAGGCCTTAAGTGCAGCTTCTTCGCCAGCGGTTCCGAACTTAGCTGCCCTAATGTTCAGGTCATCGAAGCCGCGACGTGCGTCGGTGATCGTCTTGGAAATCTCTCCCATCCTGCTTTTGCCAATATTGTCGAGGCCCGTCCTCGCAACGGCGGCTCTTGCCTCAAATGACGCCACTGCGCCAGTAAGTTCATCGACGCTGGCAGTTGCGCCGTCTGCAGCGCTCGCGGCTGGCATACCCCAAGACGCGAACAGGTTCATGAGCGGCTGGCCCCACGCAGCCAGGGCTGCAAGTCCTGCGGCAAGGAGTTCGACAGCGCCAATAATCCATCCAATAGGACCAAGAGCCAAAAGCCACGCTACGTGCATTGCAACAGCAGACGCGACGGCGGTTGCAGTTGCGCTGATTATCGTCGCGACGTAAATGGCGATAGAAGCAATGGCCGTCGCGATAGCCAGAGGAATAGCGACTAGGTACGTAGCGAGCCACGCGACCCTCTGCGCGATCAGCGCTACTTGAATTTTGACCGACTCGACCTGCATTACGGCCGAGAATGTTTTCGTCGCAAGCGTGATTAGCGCCAGCGCAGTAACCATTCCGAGAATTGCATCGGCCCCGCTGCCAAAGGTCTCTTCAATACTAAAGCCAGCAAGGGAGGCGAACGAGTCTATAAGCTCGCGGACCGCCGCACCCATTTCATGGATTTTTTCAACAGAGCCACGGAAGGCTTCTTCAACAGCAGACGCGAACTGCTCGAACGCGGCGACGGCTGACTCGATCATCGTCCAGAATCGCATAAACTCGTCGCCGGCAACTTCAATGACAGCAGTGATTCCCGAGAAACCAGCGACGGCTTCGACTATCTTGGCTATAGCGGCCACTATTCGAAGCATTGTGTTGACGACACGGGCCACGACTTCAATCACGACGGCAAACGGAGTAGTCATGTCCGCGACAAGCTCGCCGACGGCTCCCGTGATGGGAGCGATGCCTCCTATGATTTCTGCTTGAGCGTTATTAAAGGCCTCCTGCATCCTCGTGAACGGAATCATGAGGTCATCTTTAAGTGCGCCAGAGGCTGTTCGAAGGCGACTAAAAGACTGGTCAACGGCCTGGAATCTTGAAACGTCGATGTCGCTGATCGTTCCTCCGAGGCGCCCAATGTCTGCGTTCACTTGCTCAAGGTTTTTGAGAAGCGGCAATAGAGCTGGCCCCGTGCGGCCGAAAATGTCAACAACAAGCTGCATACGCTCATTGGCGTCCGAGACTCTGGAGATGCTTGAAGCGACTTCCTCGAAGAGTTTTTCTGGCGCCTTGCTTCGGAGCGACTCGACCGAGATTCCAAGCTGATCGAAAGCGGCCTTTGCTTCTCGCGTCTGGACACTGCCCAGGTTTCCGATCTTGACCTTCGAGACATTCTGGGCGAATGCTTGCTGGGCACGCACAACGGCATTGAGTGGCACGTTTGCGCTTTCTGCGGCGATCTTGAGCTTTTCAATCTCCTGGACGGACTGACCAAACCTGAAGCTCAAGTCGCCGAGCATTTGCGCATTTTGGCCAACGTGCTTTAGCTCTTCGGCAACGCGGCCGCTTGCGACTGCAAAGGCTATAGATGCGACGGCAAGGCCGGGCATCATTGCGCCGAGTCTTCCTATTGCAGCAGAGGCGCCTGCCGAGGCGCCTGCGGCTGCTCCAGTGCCCGCTATGTACCCACTCCAGGCGCCTTTTGCGGCACTGATTGCAACTGTCGTGAGTGCGAACTTCGTGATCGTTTTGGCGAATTCTGCGTTTGTTTGCCTCGCCGCGCCGGATGCGAGATTCAGAACCTGAACGGCTGGAACAAACGCCGATACAAACTTTATGATTGATGGCGTTAATTGCCCAATCGTTGAGTGATATAGAGTAAACGCCGCAGTTGTGCCTTCTATGGATGAGGCTAATTCTACGACCGCCTTCGCGGCAAGTTTGTAGTATTGTTCAGCGAGCGCTGACGAAGCCGCCGATGCGGCAAGGCTTACTGGTATTTCTGATAGCCTCTGAACCAGCGCTTGCGTCTCTTCGCTCATGCCGGATGTCGCGAAGGTCGTGGCCTGCATTGCGGCTGCAAATAAAAGCGACTCCGCCTTCGCCGCTACAACTGTTGCGCCGAGTGTGTTGAATGTTTCAACAACTCCGTCGCCGCTATCTACCAGAAACTCCATGACCCCGACGGTTGAGCCGAACCCTTTCGCCGACTCGGCCATGCTCTCAACGAGGTCGTCGACCGACCGACGGACAAGGCCACCAGTTGTGTCAGCAAGTTTTTCGTATGACCTTACTAGGAGTTCTGACGCTTTCCCTGTAGCGTCAATCTTTTCCTTTACGCTGCCGCTGCCGCCGACCTTTTTTGCTGCGTCGGATACGGCCTGGTACGCTTTCGACAGGCTCTCCGATGACTCCGATAATGATTTAAGTGCGGTGTCAAATGACTTTGACTCATCTTTGGCTTTTTTGGTCTTTTTCTCAAGCTCCTCGACGGCGTCTCCTGCTTCCTTTACCTCAGTGGAGTCAGCCGTGATTTCCAGATCAGACGAATTAGACAAGTTGTCTATCGACTTTTTTGCCGCGTCAATCGCGGCTGTGTCGACCGAAACCTTGATGTCTATGCCCCCAAGAGCGCTTAGCTTTCCTGTCAGCGAGTCTACTTCTTTAGAGACGCGCGAGAGCGAAGACGAAATGGCGTCGATGCTCTTTTGGACAGCATCGACGCCATTTGTCTCAAACGCTACAGATATTGATCCGATCGTCGCCACAGCAATGACCTTTTCCCTATGTGGCCGCTGCGAGCTTCATCAACTCGCCGATCATTTCGTCCCTTGTCTGCTGTCGCTTTCTGTGACTTGGCATGAGCATCTCTTCTTTTAGAGACTTACAGCCCCAGGCAGTACACATCGATGTAGCAATACGTGCCGCCTGTCTCCATTCGTCACCGAAAGGCTCAATTAACCAAAACGCCTCCCATTCTGCGAGTTCTGCGGCGTCAACCGTCGCAAGAAGCTCGGCATGAGACCGTCCTAGAGCGAGTGCGAGCCGAAACTCGAACATTCGCCGTGGACGGTCTAGGAGTTTTTTGCCAGTTCCTCAACGTCGTCCTTAGTGAAGCGATTGAGCTTCATGCACTCGGTGAAGAGGCGATCGAGAACCGCCGCGCTCTTTTCGCCAAGCTGCGGGATTTCCTTCTCTTCGAAGAGCCGCTTGCCGTCGTCGTCGCAGAGGCACTTGGCGACGAGCTTGGCTCGCACCATGTCCACTGTCTTGTTGCCGCCGACAAACTCGCTCTCGAATCGATCTCGCTCGGTGCCAGTCATGACGCGGAGCTTCACGCTACCGCCCCATTCAGGCACGTCGAAGTCGACCATCTTCTTATCGTTCGCCGAAACAATCGCGTCCTTAGAAAGAGCCATCGTCAATTAACCTCACTCTTGCAGGGGAGGTGGAGCTTTGCCGCTTAACACAAAGGCGGCGTTTCCCTTGACATATTCCCCTGGAGATACGTCAAGGTTTATGTTTTTCAGGATCGCTCTTTTAAGGAAGCGAAACTGAGGATTACTTGGATCAGCTTGGCCCGGGTCTGTGTCGTGAGTCAGGCCCTCGAATGGGTTGTAGCCGTCTTGTTCGGGTTTAAGTTTCCTTGGGAGAGAAAATTTAAGGTCTTTCGACTGACCAACGAACCCGTAAATTTTCATTCCATTGAAAACTGCGCCTCTGGCGAAGAAGTCAATCGATAGCTCGGCCTCGACCATCGAGCAGTCGCGGTCTTTTATGACGTACTTTGCAGACGTATTGTCCGCGTCGACCATGACGTCGGACGCCATCGACGAGATGTCAATGTCATCGGACGCAAACCATCTAACTGATATAGATGTGGCGTAAAATTCAATGCCACCCCAAGTAAATTTCGCGCCCTGGGATGTTATGAGGTCCACGGCTTAATTCTGAGTGATTCGGAGCGTTGCGTTGCCCTTGATAAGCTCGCCTGCAGCCGCCTGAAGGCTCGCCGAGGTGCAAAGGGCGACGGTCGGGAGTCCTGCCGTGAACCCGGCATTTGATCCAGAGCCGTCGATGATCCACACGATCGTGCCGGTGGCAGTCATCTGCGGGAACTCAAGGCCGTAGAACTCGATGCTGAGTTCGTCACCGTCGCGGAGGGGGGCAGCGCGATACGTACGATATTCGCCGTGCTTGGTCGCTAGGGTCGAAACGTCGATCTCGGAGACCTTCTTATTGAACGATACCGAGGTGAGCGTGAACGTATCGCCGGAAAAGACGAAGCTAATGCCCTGTGCTGATTCGTATGCCATGATTGATTACGTCCCTCCTTGGACGGATTCCGTGTACCTGACCTCGTACGTTTGATCGACCCTGTATATCGGTTTTGACTGTCCGTCGAGGGGGCGTTCCATGCCATCTGACTCGGACGCAAGCACCGATAAATGAATTCTGACATCCTGGGATTGACCCGTAAAGTTGTCGACGCCGAGCCTTACCGCGTCTGCCAGAGACTTGGCTTCGGAATATGTGTACGACACAACCGAGACCTGAAATGAGGCGACTGGGCGCCCAATCGACCCCAAAGTCATGTCTTTTTCCCGCCTAGTTCCGACCCTTCGGTAAACAACGGCCGGAAACGGGGTGTCTTGCGGTGCCATGACCGGGTGGACAGGAACCCCAGGGACGGCGGCAGTGATCGTTGAGTACAGCCACTTTTCAGGATAAGCCAAGAGAAACCTCCCTTTCGATCACGGTCATAACGTCGGCGCCGCTGGCGTCTACTGCCTCAGACAGGATTACCGATAGCTCGTCTGGCGTTACCCAGCCTTTTTTCTTGCGAACAAACACCGGTGCTTTATCGAGGCTCCGGTTTCCGGCGGTCTCAACGCCTGTTTCGTATCCGGCGACGACGCCATCGAGCATCACCGACTCTTCGAGCTTTTCGTTGTACCCAGGAGGGGTTGCGCGAGCGATGACCTCTGCGAGCTTTGCCGTCGCTGCGGCCTTGACCTCATCGATTCTCAGGATTTTTGTTGCATCAAGGAGCATGTTCTTTCGCGATCACGGTGTGGTATCGCTGGTAGTCCCTGTCCGAGATAGAAACAATGTCGAGAATCCT